ATTGGAATGTCTGTGTTCTCCGTTAAAGTATCAACTGTCTTAGTGTACCAAAACTTAAGAGTAAGTGCTTCTGTAGGTACTGGGTCTATATACAAGTCCCAGTTATTAGCTACTGTAATGTCGTATAACCCCGCTTTTTCACAAGTCCAAATACCACCATCCATAGAGCTATGTGTATCTATTACTGTAGTCCAAGGTATAATTAAATTAGTAGACGTAATGTCTGTATTCAAATAACCTTCAAATATAGGCACATCCAAACCCTCTACATTCTTAAAGTTAACCGTATCTTCAACTAAAGAAGCATAGTTAAAATCATGAATAGCTGCAACATTACCAGAGGCATCGGCCTCAAATGCTTTGTTGAGGTATTCTATTGGGGTTGTGTAGGCTGTCCAATCTGATTCCTCTAAAGAATATAGTTGTATATTGTCTACAAAAAAAGCATCACCAGAAGCGTTACTATTCAGCATACATAGCAAATAGAAGTCTGTACCTACTGCGGTAAATTCTTTGATAACTTCAGTAGTACCATTACCATAAGTAACATTCTCAGAAGGGAAATAATAGTTATCCGTACCAGGTGAAGTTAAACCACCTCGAATTAAAGCACCATTTGATGCAGGATTAGCGGGATTATCTATAACTTTCACTTTCAGTCTGTATCTAGTACCAACAACTGTAGTTGCATTATAGTAGCCACCACCATAATCAGTTGTTCCGTTTTCTACTTTCATCTTACCGTTAACAACAGTTAATACTCCTGTCTTTCTAATTGTCCATCCAGTCGTAGTGTCATTACTAAAATCACCATTGCTAACTAAGTTCGTTGATGGTTGATACCACTTGCCATTAGACATTCTAAAGTCACCAAATCCATCTACCTCACCAAACACTGGCTTAACTAAAGTAGCAGTCCATGAACCACCTTCTTCTTTCTTGAAGTAGTTCAATCCTTCTGAAAGTGTGGGTGTGATTGTGCCTGATATGTCCTCTGCACTATTCACAGCACCATTAGAGTTATATCCATCTGAGTACCCTAGTGTTGCTAGTGTGGCTTGTACATTGGTTGTTGATGATGGTAAGTTAGTTTCTGAACCGCCTCCATCTGCGTCTGTATCTGCGTAGGCTATGAATAAAAATTCATCACCTAATGAGTTTGTACCCAATTCGCTAGTAAATGTTATACCATCCGAATCCCATGAAAAATAATCTGTTCCTGTACCTTCTACTGTAGTGCCGTTAGGGAATAATGCGTAATCTTCACTTCCGCTAATACGCTGATTATCGTATAAATACCAACTCCGTGTGTCATTGATTCTCTTAACCATCACACGACTAGGCTTAAACCCTAGATGAATCTCATTACCTGCTGCACCTGTTCCAGAATATGTGCCTATTTTGATGTTGTCTGAGTTGGCTTCACAGTAGGCTATGTAGTTGTTTGACCCATTCAGTGCGCTATTAGTTCCAATTGATATAACTGAAGAGCTTGGTGTACTACTCATACCTGCTGAATTTAGCAAAGCATCATTGGTTTCTAACAGCAGATAGTCACCAGTTGACTGGTCTCCTATATTTGAACCTTTTGCCAGCCATACGTTAGCTACGTCTAAGTTCTTAAAAAATGTTACATCAGGCACTTGCCCCAATCCATGAGGTATCTCATGCCCAGCCGTACCCGAACCCTGATACAAAATCATAGAACGATTATTCACATCATCAAAAGCTATTAATGCTCTCTTGGATTGATTGGTTGTGGTAATCATTACCTTGTGATAAGCTTCTTGCCATGCTATGAAGGTCTGAGTATTGGCGTTAACTGCACTACCTGAGCCAACAGAGAATCCATCATTGTTAAATGACGTTAATGCAAACCCAGAGCTTTCTACCTGAGTACTATTTGTATATACAAAATTATCTGGCCCTTGTAAGGTATTTGTTATTAAATTAGACGTTGTCCCTCCTCTACTCTTAATCCAAACACGACTAGAATTATGCAGCTTAACCGTATCATCAGCTACTACAGTCCATACACTATCACCTAATGTATCAGTTCCAATCCCTACTGCTCCTGCTGTATGGTCTGAATTACATTGCCAAAGTGTAAACGCTCCTGCTGTTACACCTGTTCCATCACGTGTAAATCTTATATCACCAATCACATAAGCTGTACCTGTGACCCAATTAATATCTTCAGAGGCTATATTCGTTGTAATTGATTGAGATGTGCCATTGCCTGTATAGGTTTTATTTACTTGGACATTAGTTAGCACGGTATCATCTAAAGATAATGTACCACTTAATAGTCCACTTTTAGCTAGGTTAGAAGAGTTACTTTCAGGAAGTACTACGTGATTATACCCTGTTTCACCAACATTAACCTGTAATATCTTATCTGCATCACCAGGGTCTATGGAGGGTAAATTGACTGTAGCTGCACTAGCGGCTGCTGCTGCTGCACTGGCTGCTGCACTTATAGCATCTGCATCTGTACTGACTGCATCAGCATTCGTAGTAACAACGTCAGCATTCGTTAATAGTACATCAGCATTAGTACTGACTACATCAGCATTCGTACTTACTACGTCAGCATTCGTACTTACTACATCAGCATTAGTAGCTATTACATCTAGTGCAGTCTGAGCTGCATCAGCATTCGTACTTACTACATCAGCATTAGTAGCTATTACATCTAGTGCAGTCTGAGCTGCATCAGCATTCGTACTTACTACATCAGCATTCGTTGACACTACATCAGCATTCGTTGACACTACATCAGCATTCGTTAATAGTACATCAGCATTCGTACTTACTACATCAGCTGCCGTAAGGGCTGCATTAGCTGCACTCTCAGTAACGATTTGACTAGGGGCTGTCTGTAGTACAAAGGAACCATCAGTTGCACTATAACTAACAGTATATATAGAATTAGCTTGTAAGTCACCAGAAAGAGTAGCTGTTAGATTATCTCTCTTTATAGTAATATAACCCAAAGCATTAATTTGTAATCTAGCAGAGCCTGTTGAAGATACATCAGGTTTAATACGGATAGTTGTAAAATCAGTATATGAAGTAATTGAAGCAATAGTTACATCATAGTCATTACCAGTAGCTGTAGCGTCACGACTAGCTATAATACCATCTGAGATATCCGATGGGTCTGGAAGTAAATCAAAGGAAGCTTCTACAGCATCGAAGTTATCATTATACTGTTCATCAGTAATTAATGTATTCTCCATTGCTCTATCGGAGTGTGTAAAGTAAGGAGCTGTCATTAGCGTTTAAGACCTCTTGTTTTATAGTGGTATATGATACCTTGGAAAGTAAAGCCCTCTATATTATCAGAGGTCGCATTAATGTTAAGTGAGATAGTAGTACCAGAACCATTGATATAACCACCAACTTCATCTATGAATCTACCAGACCAAGTGGCTGCATTGAAACTATCTTGGTTAAATCTGGATAATCCTGAGATAGAATCTAGGTCAAGCTGTTCTGAGTACCTTGAGTCTCCAATATTAAAATCAGCTTTATATGTGATAGTAATCTTCTCTGGAGCCAGTACGTTCATTGTGTATTTAAAGAATCTCTTTTTGATTGCCGGAGACCCTAAGTGTATATATGGTGTCTTAATACTATGAGTCATTGCATCACCATCAAGACTACCACCAGACTCCATCTTATAAACAAAGCCACTATAATCACCAACAAAGTCTTCATCATAACCAGAACCAGCTATAACATATTCTTCATCAATAGTGGAGAATTCTTCAATACAGTTAATACCTACATTATACTTATTGAAAGTGATTGGGTATTTCCTATCATGAGTCATTAGCATTTGAACATTAGAACCATCAGCTCGATAGACCCTATAGAGTTCTTTTTCTCTATCTATGAAAGCACCAACGTAATCAAATGGTAGCCCATTGTTATCATAACGATTAACAATAATAGGAGTAACCTTATCTGATAGGATATTTAATGTGAAGTCTTTTTGTCTATCAGTATCCACTAGATTAGAGATACCATAACGATTAATAAAGTATGGATAGTCACTAGAGTCTATGGTGTTTTCAATAGCTCCTGTGTGTGTACTGTGGAGTTTAAATGAACCAAAGTTACTTTGTAATTCATCAGGAGAACCTGTTTGAATATAGAGTTCTTTCTCAGTAGGAATAAAGATAGAGTCATCTACTAATTTAGATAGACCTACAACATTAAAGTTTGTATATAAACCAAATGTATTGGTTGTGAAGTCTGGAGTACCTTGATTACTCATAAATGTCTCATTATCTCTCGAGACTACAATTCTATCATTATGGTACGAGATGAAACTAGGAGCACCTGTTAGTGATGCTGTTGCTATTGTACCTACTGTTGCACCAACACTATCATAGTAATGTAGGGAATCTATTCCATTAACAATATAGAGTCTAGTAGATGTGGTGCTTTGTGTAATATCACTAAATCTATACCGTGTTGAATTAGTAAAAGAAGTACCAGCCACCACTGTCCAACCAGAACCTGGAACTGCTTCGTAGAGTAAGTCATTACCAGATACTGTATCTTTTCGTATAGCTAATAATCTTCCGTTGTTTGGGTCTTGGGCTACACCAAGGATTGCACCTTCACCAGGAACTGCATCAATAACTAATCTTTGAGCATTAACACAGTAAACATAGAAAGGCTTCTCTGTCTCTGATAATAGTTTAGGTGGGAATTTAGAGCCTATTAGTCTTTGTATGAACCTATAGGCTGTAGTAGAAAAGCCACCAGTCCCTGTGGTAAACACAGATACAGCTGGGGCTATATTAGTTTCTGCTAGTAAATAAATAGTTCCACTAGTAGCACCATCTGCGATAATACCACAAACAGTATAGTTATCCACTCCTTCATTTACAATATCTCCCTGTGCAGGTAAAGTTCCTGTAAGACCTGAATAAGTATAGATAGATAATATAGCATTTGAAGGGTTGGTATTGTTTCCATCTATCCTCTCATATCCAGCAGAACTATTAAGACCTTTAGTCTTATTTGGTTCAACATTGAATGTGTATATAAAATCCCCTTCAGGTATCTCTAGTACAGGAGAGGTTATGTTAGTACCACCATCAAGACTTACATACTTTGTTTTTCTATTATTAGCCATATGTAACCTTTATGCTAGTGGTTGAAATCTGATAACCGTTTCAGGTCTTAAGTCTAGTTCCATTCTATTTAATGCAGTCTTAGCGTTAAGGGTAGCTGTTTGGTATATACCACTGGCTTCCTCTTCTTCTGCATAGTAAACAACAGCCTTCCACATAATAGCATCATGATGGGCTGCTCGTATAATTGGAATGTCTGTGTTCTCCGTTAAAGTATCAACTGTCTTAGTGTACCAAAACTTAAGAGTAAGTGCTTCTGTAGGTACTGGGTCTATATACAAGTCCCAGTTATTAGCTACTGTAATGT